CAACGTAAGACTAACGCTAAGAAGTTTAGCAGTAACTTCGATGCTATATTCAGAAAGAAATTTAAGGAGTTAAAAGATGATCAAGAAAGTAAAGGAAAGTTTAGGAAAGATCTTCCCCGCGATGGTAGAATGGGTGAAGACTAATGTGTTGGAGCAGTACCCTGCACCTCCAGTGAAGGTACGGATCGCTAGGTTTATTGTGATCTTTGGTATCTTCTATGTCCTAACAGTTGTATTACTTTTATTAAAATGAGGTGATGTATGTTTGCAGAAAGCATGTCAGGTAATCCTAGTGCCGAAGCTATAGCAACAGCGAAGGCCGCAACAGATGTAGCAGAAGGGAAGGTTCCACTTAGTACAGCATGTTCAATGTACAATGTCAGAGAGCAAGCTGTAATTAAATTCATAATCGACAGCACTGAGTACGACACAGTGGTCAGCATGAGGAAGAAGTGATGAGCAGAACTACACCGTATATAATTTTTAAATCTAACCCGTATGATTTTGGCGAGGAGGGCGTTGTTGATTCAGCAGTACAGTTCTCTATCTATGAACAGGAGATAAGCAGAGATGACATTCTTGAGCAGTTCACTATGTTTATTCAAGCACTAGGCTACCCAGTTCGGACATCCGAAAGCCTCCAGTTTGTTGATAGGACAGAGCGCAGTACTGTTGAAGATGCTATTCAACATTACGCTACAATGCACGGCAACATTTATAAGATGGGGGAGAGCGCATGATCCACGAAGAAGAGTATATTAAACATGCAATACAACAGGTAGTCTCATGGCACTTAGCCCGTAACCTTATTCATGGTTCAACGGACAAGGATCAAGTTCTTAAACTTATACAGGAAGTAGGTGAGCTGTCGGACAGTATCTGTAAGCAGCAGTCACCCATTGATGACATTGGGGACATCATGGTTGTGCTACTTAACATTGCAGTTCGCAACAACCTATCGCTTACTGACTGTCTCAACCACGCTTACAACGACATTAAGGATCGCAAGGGTCAGATGATAGATGGTATTTTTGTTAAAGAGTCTGACCTAATAGATGCTGATAGCTCTGGAAACAAATAAGTATTGACACACCGTACCCTTTCAGGTACAATGCATTTTAATTTCACAACCATAAAGGAAAATAACATGGCTATATTACAAGGCGAAGCTTACTGGGCTTCAGTTACTACCCCTAACACTACCTATGATCCTGTGTATTCAGTCAATTTAATTGTTACACCTGATGTTGCAGAAGAGTTTCAGTCTCGTGGGTTCTCAATTAAAATGATGGACGAAGGCCCAGCACTTGTTATCAAGCGTAAGGTTTCTGGCCCTAACGGTATGGTTCGTCCTGCACCTAAGTTAGTAGACCGTGATAAGAATCCTTTGGATGCTCGTGTCGGCAACGGTTCAAGTGTACGAGTTCAGTACAAAGAATGGGAATCAGAATACAAAGGTAAGTTGTTTAAAGGCTTAGACTTTCAAGCAATGCAAGTACTTGAGTTAATAGAAGTAGGTTCACCAGATGGTTCTGAGCTTTACTCTCTTGCTACAATGGGTGATGAAGAGATGGAGGATGAGCTGTAATGGGAACGATCACAGTAGATGAAGTAAACTATGATACGGAGTTGCTTTCGGAGGAGGGCAACAACATCTTAGCTCACCTGATGCAAGCAGATAAAGCATTATCAGAAGCTTCAATAACTATGGGATTAATGAAAGCTGCAACGGTTCAGTTAATAGCTGATCTTAAAACTAACCATCTCACGGAAGAGGCTATAGCAACAGAGGAAGTGGAACCTAACGAGGAATAAACCAATGGGTTTTATTAAATTTCACCAGCCATGCTTAGAGTGTGGCTCAAGTGATGCAACGTCAATTAACGAAGACGATTCTGCTTGGTGCTTTAGCTGCAACAAGTATTTTAAAAACTACAGTACAACGGACGTACAACAAGCTGATACCATAACGGATTTTGAAGTGTATCAAAGGAACTCTAAGATGGAAAGCCACGACAACGGCTCTGAGTTTAGAGCATTAACAGACCGCAAGATTAGCTTAGACACAGCTAAGAAATACGGAGTGAAGGCTACGCTAGGCTTGAACGGCAGTATTGATAAGCACTGTTACCCTTACTACAACGGTAACGAACTGGCGGCATCGAAGTGGCGAGGCCAAGATAAGAAGTTTTCTTGGGTAGGTGATCAGAAAGACGTAGGCTTATTCGGACAACAGTTGTTTAAAGCAGGGGGTAAGACTATTACTCTTGTTGAGGGCGAGTGTGATGCGATGGCAGCTTACGAACTACATGGTAGTAAGTGGCCTGTAGTTTCCATAAAGTCAGGGGCGCAAGGAGGCGCTCGTGATGTCAAGCATAGTTTAGAATTCCTTGAGTCCTTTGAGTTTATTGTTATAAACTTTGACAATGACAAGGCTGGGCAGGAAGGAGCAAGAGCAATTGCTAAACTTTTTACCCCCGGAAAAGCTAAAATTATGACGCTTCCACCGGACTTTAAAGACGCTAACGATATGCTAAAGCAGGGCAGACATCAAGCTTATGTCAGTGCCTTCTGGGATGCTAAAGTTTATACACCCTCTGGTGTTATGAACTTGTCCGATCAGTTTGAGGCGTATAAAAAGTTACGGTCAGAGCGTAAGACATCTGTTCCTTTCCCTTGGCAGGGCTTGAATAAAAAGCTGGAGGGCTTGAGAGCAGGTGAGCTTGTTACTCTTACTGGTGGCACAGGGCTAGGTAAGTCTAGTGTTACTAGAGAGCTTGAACATTGGCTTGTCTCACAGACAGAAGATAACGTAGGCGTTATAGCTCTTGAAGAAAACTGGTCGAGGACTGCTGAAGGTATCATGTCCATTGAAGCTAATGCTAAACTACATTTAGATAGCGTTAAGCAGGAGATAGGTACTGAGATACTGGACAGTACTTACGAGAAGGTCTTCATGGGCGAGAACGCAGGTCGTGTTTGGATACACGCTCATCATGGTGTTAATAATATAGAAGACATCTTCAGTAAGCTACGCTACATGATCATCGGTTTAGATTGTAAATGGATGGTAGTCGATCACCTTCACATGCTTTTATTCTCTACGCTAGAGAATGATGAGCGTAAAGCTATCGACCAGATCATGCACCGCTTGCGTACTATGGTAGAGGAAACAGGGTGCGGTATGATACTAGTGTCACACTTGCGTAGAGTAGATGGCAACAGGGGGCATGAGAACGGCATAGAGACAGGGCTTAATCATCTTAGAGGTTCACAATCTATTGCTCAACTCAGCGACTGTGTCATTGGGTTAGAAAGAAATCAACAGAGTGAAGACCTGATCGAAGCGTCTACAACAAAGGTGAGAGTATTAAAATCTAGATACACAGGAGATACAGGAGTTGCATGTAACTTGCTTTATGATAACGACACTGGTAGGCTTGCAGAGTTAAATGATTGTGATCCCGATGCCTTCCTTGGAGATGAGCTATGAGTAATTTAGTATTTGATATAGAAGCAAACGGCTTAACGCCAGATAAAATCTTTTGTATAGTGGCCGCAGATGTAGACACAGGGGATGTGTTTACGTTTGACAACACACAACTAGAAGAAGGTTATAAACTATTACAATCTGCTACTAAGCTTGTTGGTCATAACATTCTGTGCTATGATCTACCTGTTATTAAAACCATAGCGGGGGTTGATTTGTTTAGTACAAAGATTGTAGATACATTAGTACTGTCGCGTTTGTTTAACCCTACTCGTGAAGGCAACCACGGCTTAGAAAGTTGGGGCTATCGTTTGGGGTTTCCGAAAGGAGACTTCGGTGATCAAGAAGATGCTTGGGAATGCTATACCCCAGAGATGTTAGATTACTGCAAGCGTGATGTGCTTTTAAATTTAAAAGTTTATAATGTTTTAAGACAAGAGAGTCGTGGGTTTACTCCTCAGTCCGTTAGACTAGAGCATGAGACAGCTAAGATTGTTAATAGACAGCGCGTAAACGGGTTCCTTTTAAATGAACGCAAAGCTCATATGCTTATCGCACAGTTTGAAGAACGTCTGTTTAACTTAAAAGAAGAAGTACAAGAAGAGTTTTTATCTACAGTCACAACTCAAATCTTAACTCCGCAGTTTACTAAATCAGGAGCGTTAGCTAAAACCGCTAAAGATCAACACGGCAAGGGTGTTAGACTAACTGATCAAGAGTATAATGCACTAAGCAAGCGTGGTGCTGTAACAAGAGACACTTACAAAGAGTTTAACTTAGGTTCCCGTAAACAAATAGGTGAATATCTAATTGCGTTTGGTTGGAAACCGAAGACCTTTACTCCTACAGGACAGCCCATTGTAGATGAAAGAATTTTAAGTAAGGTTAAGAACATCCCACAGGCTGCACTAATTGCTGAATACTTAATGCTTCAAAAGCGTTTGGCTCAAGTCAATAGCTGGATAAAAGCACTAGAGCCTAGTGGTCGAGTGCATGGATATGTTAATCCCAATGGTGCAGTAACATCTAGAATGACTCATTCTCATCCCAACATGGCTCAAATTCCAAGCAGCTCCTCGCCCTACGGTGAAGAGTGTAGGTCTTGTTGGACAGTGCCGGAAGACTATAGGCTAGTGGGGATTGATGCTTCTGGCTTAGAACTGCGGATGCTTGCACACTATTTAAATGACGAGGACTATACTAATGAAATCCTTAACGGAGACATACACACCACAAATCAACAGCTTGCTGGACTTGAATCAAGACATCAGGCAAAAACTTTCATCTATGCATTACTGTATGGGGCAGGAGATGCTAAACTTGGGTCAGTGGCTGGACGAGGTAGAGCCGCTGGTAAAATCCTTAGACAATCATTCTTTGATAATCTCCCATCATTTAAAAATCTTACAGGACGAGTACAACGAGAAGCTAAAAGCGGATTCATTAAAGCGTTAGACGGTAGACGCTTGACTGTTCGCTCAGAACATGCCGCCTTAAATACTTTGTTGCAAGGAGCCGGAGCAATCGTGATGAAGCAAGCTTTAGTTTTACTAGATACTAAAATAAAAAAGCATGGGTGGGACGCTAAGTTTGTAGCTAACGTACACGATGAGTGGCAGATTGAATGTCACCTTGATGACGCAGTAGAAGTTGGTAAGGCAGGTGTTCAAGCTATTAGAGAAGCAGGATGCATGTTTAATTTAAATTGTCCTTTAGGTGGGGATTACAAAGTCGGGGAGAACTGGAGTGAAACACATTAAAAAGTACGCAGTATATGGCGATGTATATGCTTCTGATGGTATGTATATACCAGAGTGGTTTTATAGAGGAAATTTTTATAGATGCGAAATTTTCATAGCAAACCACGGAGACTATCACTATGACTACGAAGAAGTAGTAGGAGCTTGGTCTATTGGGTGGTCTGAGGAATATCTTGAAGGAAGATATGATAGCATCCCAGACGAAGACGAGTTTAGAGATCAAAAAATAGATGAACTTATAGACGAAGAACTAACAGACATAAAAAAACAACAAGATAAGTTTAATGCTAAGTATCGTCCTGACCTACAAGGAGAACTAAAGTGAAACACATTAAAAACTGTAACCACTGTGAGTTACTATTAACAGAAGATAACTGGTGCGTAGGCAATGTAAAGAAAAACAACTACATATGTAGGAAGTGTGACTCAATAAAAGGAAAAATAAACAGGCTAAAAAGATTAGCTAAGACTATTGGTCAGCTTGCGTACCGTAAGTATAACGATATTAAAGACGGTCACGTTTATATTATTTCTAACCCTGCATGGGAAGGTTGGTACAAAGTTGGCATGGCTCTTGATGCAAATGACAGGTGTTCGGGCTATCAAACTTCTTCTCCCTTTAGAGATTACATGATAAGATACTCTAAATATTTTAGTAAACGAAGAGAAGCCGAAAGACTTGTACATAAAACACTAAAAGAAAACAACATTGAATATAAAGGGGAGTGGTTTAAAACAGACCTGCTCACTATACAAACTATAATCAAAGACATAGAAGGCGTGTAAGATGCAACTTAATACTTTAGTACCTGACATCTATAATCACTTAGAAAAACTATCAGACGGCACACCTCTGCCGCTTACAGAAGAAGATATAGATAACACACTAGTAGGGATGCGAGAAGCCCTGATGTCTTGGGCCACACCCAGAGAACGTGACAGTAACTTCACGGTTCGTATGTCTAACGTAGGTAAACCTGCTCGTCAGTTGTGGTACGAGAAGCGTGATCCGCAGGGTCGTGGCGGTATTGATGGGGCTACGCAGATCAAGTTCCTGTACGGCCACTTGCTTGAAGAGATTGTGTTGATGCTTGTACGCATGGCAGGACACAAAGTA